GGCGGTAAAGCTGGGTAACAGACCCCGACACCGGCCAGTTGCGTATGCCTGATGATTGGGCGAGGTATTTGGATTGGTTGTTGGATGAGGGTCGGGTGCCTTCTACGTCGGTGGCGTGGGCTGAGGAGAATGGGTATAACGATCGGACTGTGCGGCGGTGGAAGGCTGACCCTCGGTTTATTCGGGAGTGGGACCGTAGGGCGGCTGAGCTGAATGTCCACCCTGAGCGGACTCAGGGAGTTGTGGATGCGTTGCATCGTGCCGCAGTTGCGGGCGACGTGAAGGCTGCATCTTTGTATTTGCAGTACATTGAGAAGTTTACGCCGAAGCGTCGTTTGGTTGTGGATGATGACCGTGACGTGGGGAGTTTGTCGGATGCGGAGTTGTCTGCTGAGTTGGCGCAGTTGATGGAGGGTTTGGGCGTTGAGTGAGCCGAAGACGTTGATGGAGCTTCACGAGGCTGGCGAGTTGCTGGGCGAGCGTGGGGTTGTGGATATTGATTGGGGTGAGGGCGCTGATGAGGTTGTTGAGGCGTCGTGTGATTTGGAGAACCCTGAGTCGTGTGAAAGTTGTCAGTGATGGCGAAGAAACCTGATCCTCGTTTGAAGCGTGTAGGCGTGTCTGGTTATAACAAGCCGAAGCGAACGCCGAATCATCCGACGAAGTCGCATGTTGTAGTGGCTAAGGGTAAGGGGTGTGAGAATGGCAAGGTCATTCGATTCGGCCAGCAGGGCGTGTCTGGTGCGGGCAAGAACCCGAAGACGGCTGCTGAGAAGGCGCGCCGTAAATCATTTAAGGCTCGCCATGCGAAGAACATTGCGCGTGGTAAGTGCTCGGCTGCGTACTGGGCTGACAGGGTGAAGTGGTAATGGCTTCTCCACGAACTTCTGCGCCTCGGAAGTCTGCAAAGAACTACCATCAGAACCCTGTGTCGTACAAGAAGAAACTGGAGTACGATAAGCGGTATAACGCTCGTGAGGATCGCAAAGAGTATCGTCGTGAGCATGGCCGTGCTCGGTATAAGGCGAAGAAGATGGGTCGTGCTGTGACGGGGCGTGACATGTCTAAGAATGCGGATGGTTCGTACAGCGTGGAAGATTCGTCTACGAATCGTGCCCGTAATGGGCATGGCCGAAACCGCAGGTACAGGTAGTGTCTTATTCGTTTTCTGAACTGAAGCGTGAGGCTGAGTGGCGGCGTTGCGCCAAAGATGAACGCTATTTTTTAGAGAACTATTGGCATATAGCGCATCCTGCTCAGGGTCGTATTCTGTTTGAGTCGCGTGATGCTCAGAGGCATGCGTTGAAGGAGTGGGCTAGTCAACGGTACAGTTTGACGTTGAAGGCACGTCAGATTGGTTGGTCAACGCTGGTAGCAGCACATCAGTTCTGGTTGGCATACTTTCATTCGGATCAGAACATCATTGATTTGTCTCGGACAGAACGTGAATCGGTGTTGTTGTTGAAGAAAACCAAGTATGGGCAGAAGCATTTGCCTGATTGGATGATTGAGAGAGGGCCACGCTCGCTGGTTGAGCACCAGCAGCGCATGGCTTTCGATAATGGTTCACAAATTACGTCGATGCCGTCTGCGTCTGACCCTGCCCGTGGCGAGTCTGCGTCGCTTATTGTGGTTGACGAATGGGCATTCTTGCCGAATCCTGAGGATGCGTGGGCGTCGATTGAGCCTGTTGCCGATATTGGTGGCCGAATCATCGGGTTGTCGACTGCTAACGGGTCAGGAAACTTCTACCATCAGCTTTGGGTGGGAGCTACGGCGGGTACAAACAAGTTTGCGCCTATGTTTTTTCCGTGGTCTGCGACTGAAGACCGTGGGGATGCGTGGTATCAAGACAAACGTGAGTCGATGTTGCCGTGGCAGTTGGCTCAGGAGTACCCGACAACGCCTGAAGAGGCGTTTGTGAAGTCAGGCAACCCTGTTTTTGACTTGGATGTGCTGGATCAGTTGGAATCGCAGGTGCGTTACGGCGATAAAGGCGACATGTGGCGTATGGGTAACGCTGTGGAGTTCCGAGCAGCATGAGTTTAGAGGTTTGGAACTATCCAGAACCGCATCACGCTTACGTTATGGGTGTAGACACGGCTGAAGGGTTGGGGCACGGCGACTACAGCGTGATTCAGGTGCTAGATGTGGGTACTGGAGAGCAGTGCGCTATTTGGCACGGCCATATTGCTCCTGATTTGCTTGCTGAAGAGGTGTATGCGGTTGGGTTGTGGTATCGGGATGCTTTGTGCTGCGTGGAGTCGAACAATCACGGGTTGACTACGATTACCGAGTTGCGGCATTTGGGTTATCCGAAGATGTTTCGTCGCCGTCAGTTGAACAGCGTAACGAACACTATTGGGCAAGAGTTTGGTTGGAAGACTACTCGCACGTCGAAGCCTTTGATGATTGACGATTTGTCTTCTGCGTTGCGTAACTTTGAACTAACGATTTATGACCGTCACACGTTAGCGGAGTTGCGTACATTTGTACGCAACGACCGTGGCGGCATGTCGGGTTCGCCGTATGACGACCGTGTTATGGCGTTGGCTTTAGCTAACCAAATGCGGAAGTACGCTCATGAACCAGAGTACGTTGCAGAAACTGATGACTATTGGACAGTTGATTGGTTTGCTAGGTTAGCTACAGATGCTCCTCAGCCAAACGGCATGCGTATAGGGGCACGCAACGTGCGTGGGACACGCACATCTTCCTATTAGGTACCTTTAGGAGTAATTCATGGCACGATACGTTTCACACACGAACGGCACTACCGATGTGGGTGGTGGCAACAACACGATGGCCCGTGGCAAGTCTGTTGTGTCCAACCCGATTGGCAGCGCTGCTGGCAGCCCTCAGCGTGGCACTCATCGGGGTTCTGACCCGAAGTATGCTGGGCAGACTGGCGACCGTGGACAGGGAATCAACCCTCGTGACACCCCGATGAACCAGCACGGCACTTCAGGTTCTGTTGAACGTGCTTCTGGTTATAACGCTGCTGGTCGCGACGCCTGACAATGGCGATCATTCCCAAAAACTCAACGTATGTTGAGTTTTGTGAACATATGCGGCAGGAGAAAGGCAACGCCATCTCCCAAGCAGAGCTTGACGAGATTTATGAGCGTTGGATTCGGTTGAACTCTATTCAGATTTCAACTGGCCGAGGCTTCCGAGCGATGCTGCCTACTGACGAGCAACACCTCGCAAATCGTGAACGTGAAGCCAAGGTAGTGCAAGAAGCTCAATCTCAGGGGCGCAATATAGAGAGGGTTTGAGATGGCTCGGAAGTCGCGCCGTGACCAACTAGAGCAGTACAAAGATCGTATCAACAAGTGTCAACGGTGGCGTCGGGACGAACAGTTCGATGACAACTGGGCACGCTTGTCTGATTTGTACAGAGGGCAACACTTTCCTTCGTACATGCAAGATAGCGGCGATTTGATCGCTGTAAACCTTGCGTTTTCTACGATCAATGTGATTGCGCCTTCCGTAGCTGTCAACTACCCCAAAGTTGTTGTTCAAGCAAACAAACCTGAAGACGCTCAACGGGCAGCGTTTGTAGAAGCCGTAATCAATCATTTGTGGCGTCATCACGACTTTCGCACGCCGTTCCGTCGTGCAGTCAAAGACTTCCTTGTGTTTGGTCACGGCTGGCTGAAAGTCGGCTGGAAGTTTGTAGAGCAAGAACAAAGCATCAGCGAACTTGCCAGAGAAGACATGATCAACTCGGCTATGTCTGAGATTGATCAAACCGTATTGCAAAGCTTTATGGAAGGCGTTGAACCACCTTCGTTTGAAGACGTTGTTGCAAGTATCCCATCGACCGAGATGCGGATTGTTGAAGATCAACCGTTCGTAGAACGAATCAGCGTCTACGACGTGTACGTCGACCCTTCAGCTACTTGCATGGAAGACGCACGTTGGATTGCACAACGGATTGTGCGGCCACTGGAGGAAGCGGAAAAAGATCGACGTTACAAGCCTTCGGCTAGGAAGAACCTTACGGCGAACTACAGCCGAGACATGTACGACGATGTGCCTACTGATGACAAAGTAGAATACTTGGAAGACCAAGTTGTTTTATGGGAATACTACGACATCATGGACAACACGTTGTCTGTGTACGCCGACGGAGCAGACGAGTTCCTTGTAGACCCAGTCGCTATGCCCTACGCATACGGCCACCCGTTTGTCATGCTCCGCAACTATGACATTCCTGATCATTTCTACCCGATGGGTGATCTAGAAGCGATTGAACCGTTGCAGCTAGAGCTAGACAAGACTCGTAGTCAGCTTATGAATGATCGCAAGCGGTACGCACGCAAGTATCTGTACCATGAACGTTCGTTTGGGCCTGCAGGTCGTGAGGCTTTGGAATCTGAAGATGACGGACGGTTTGTGCCTGTCATTGATGAGAACAAGCCGCTAGATCAGGTTGTGATGCCGTTGCCGCAGATTCCGTTGGCAGCAGAGATCTACAACTACTCCAGTATTATTTCGGATGATATCAACACGGTGTCGGGTATTTCTGAGTATGCCCGTGGCGCTATGCCTGAGATTCGCCGCACGGCTACTGAAGCGTCAATTATTGCTGATGCTCAGAACGCTAGGGCGGCAGACAAGCTGGCGATTGTTGAGATTAGTATTTCTCAGGTAGCTAAACGCGTAATTCAACTTTTGCAGCAGTTTATGACTGGCGAAGCTATGGCTCGTGTTGCTGGGGCTGCTGGTGAAGATTTGTTTATTCCTTACGGTCGTGAAGAAATTGTTGGGGAGTATGACTTTGTTGTGCAGGCTGGTTCTACTCAGCCGATGAACGAAACGATTCGTCGTCAACAGGCGGTGTCGTTGTTGAATGCTGTTGCGCCGCTTGTTGGCACGGTTATTGACCCTGCTGCGTTGGCAAGGCACGTTCTTGAAGATGGTTTCGGGATCAAAGATCCCGAGAAGTTCCTTATGGGACAAGCACCGATGATGCCTCCTGAGGGTCAGGTGCCCCCTGAAGGACAACCAATGCCACCTGATGTGGGTGGCGTTCCAGTCCCTCAGCCTCAAGACGGTGCGTTTGCTCCGACTGGGGGCGTGCCTCCAGAGTTGCTAGCGCAGCTTCAAGGGCAGATGGGGATGCAGCTACCGTCCCTGTAGTGGGACATAGTTATTGTTATTATTAGGAACACCTTTTTACAAGATTCCTTAGGAGGATCATAGTGTCCGAAGAAACCGAAGCAACTGAACCCACGGCTGTGGACACTTCAGAAGTTTCAGAAGAAGTAAGTCAGGAACCTAGTTACACCGTCAAGATTGACGGGCAGGAACATGAGGTCACCCTTGAGGAGCTTCAGAAAGGTTACCAGCGTCAATCGGATTACACCCGTAAGACGCAAGAGGTAGCCAGCGAACGGGAGCGTTTGCAGCAAGCCGAAGCAATCGTGTCTGCTCTGGAAAATGATCCAGAGGGGACTTTGAACACTTTGGCTCAGACATTTGGCATCAATATGAATCCTAGCTTGAACGAAGATTCGGGTTGGGATGACATGGAGCCTTCTGAAAAGAAGTTGGCTGAGCTAGAGCGCAAAATCGAAATGCAGGAGCGGGCTGCACGAGTCCAGCAAGTAGATAAAGAAGTTGATCGTTTGAGGGAGCGGTACGGAGATTTCGACAAGCAAGATCTGCTACATCACGCTGTGACAAACAAGATTACAAACCTTGAAGCAGCGTACACGCATTGGCAATTCAACGACGTGAAGTCTGTCGCAGACAAACTGCGACAAGACCAAGAAATCACGGAGAAGAAGCGGGATGCGGCAGTAGTAGCTCCTGGCGGGTCAACCCAGGCGGGAACCCAGCCCGAAGTTTCAGATACCAAGGTGACCACACTTCGTGAAGCTTTTGCTCTTGCAAAGAAGCAAATGACCACTTGATTCACTAAGGAGCCATCATGGCTTTTGGAAATACCAGTTTCGATGAGATTCTGACTACGACGCTGAAGAACTACGTTCCTCGGCTTACCGACAACATCTTTTCGGCTCGTCCACTGTTCTACGCCCTGACCGATGGTCAGGTTCTGCGTCGTGTAGGTGGCGGGGCAAAGATTGTTGTTCCTGTGCTTGGCAAGACGAACGCTACGGCTTCTTCGTACACGGGCACTGATACCATTGCAATCACTGCTTCGGACGGCATGACTGCTGCCGAGTACGATTGGGGCCAGTACGCTGTTACGGTCACGATCAGCGGCATCGAAGAAGCCAAGAACAGCGGTGAAGAGCAGATCATTGACCTGCTGGAAGGCAAGATCTTCCAGGCTCAGGAAACAGTGATTCAGAACATGAACAGCATGCTGTTCGGTGATGGTACTGGCAACAGCGGTAAGGACTGGAACGGTCTTCAGAACCTGATCGGCACCACCAACAGCATTGGCGGTATCGACGGCAACGACGCTGACAACGCTTGGTGGCGTTCGACTGTTACCGACCACACTGCGAACAGCGGCAACCTGTCGCTTGCGGCTATGGGTACGCTGTACAACAGCGTTTCGGTCGGCAACGATCAGCCAACGATCATCATTACCACGCAGGACGGCTACGAAGCCTACGAAGCGCTGCTGACGAACAACGTTCGTTACACCGATACGGACATGGCGAACTCGGGGTTCCAGAACCTCATGTTCAAGGGTGCCCCTGTCGTGTTTGATGCAGATTGCCCCGCAGGTTCCGACACCGTCAACCACCCGAACAGTGGGCGTGTGTACATGCTGAACACGAAGTACCTGAGCCTCGTCGGCCACTCGGATGTCTGGTTCAAGCCGACTCCGTTTGTGCGGCCCACGAATCAGGATGCTGTGTTCTCGCAGATCCTGTGCTACGGCCAGTTGACGATCAGCAACCGTGCCCGTCAGGGTGTTCTGGACAACGTTCTGGACGCCTGATAGTTGATAGGTGGGGGCGGGGCATACGGCCTCGCCCCTACTATCGAAGAGGATTTATGGGAAGAGAACTTGCAGTCGGTTACGGGAAGAACGTGCGACCTTACGGGTCGCCACGAGACGGTATCGAAGCCGATGTCAAAGTCTCTAATTATGTAGCAGGACGCAACGTGCAAGAAATGCAGGCTGTGTTTACTGCTGTTGACGAACCGCAAAGCTGTTCGGCAACAAAAAAGAATGGTGATCCCTGCAAAGGTCGTCCTTTGGAGGGGTCGTCGTTGTGTGTGTTTCATCGGGAAGCTGGGTAAACAATGAGCGCGATGTCTCTGGGGCAGATCAGAACTCAAGTCCAAGGCATGTTGGACATTGCAGACGGTGACATCCCCAACTCGGTTCTAGACACATTTATCGCTCAAGGGTACGACGCTATTGTTTACAGCGAAAAACGTTGGCCGTTTTTTGAACTTTCTGCCACGTTTTCTACGGTAGCAGACAAATCTGATTACACGCTTGCAGAGATCGGGTACAGCCTAATCAACCAGACTGTGCGAGAAGTGTGGTCGTTGAGAACAGACGATCACATCATTGAGTACATTGGGCGGGATCTAGGCGACTTTCATAACCCGTTGAACAGTATTGGGTCTGGAACCCCGCAGTATTGGTCTTACTGGGGTGATCAAGTCAGGTTCTACCCTACTCCTGATTCTGTAGAAACGATCTACATGCGTGGTTCTCGGGAAGCTACTGACTTCCCGAACAAGATGAACGGTACAGCAAACACTGCGTTGTTTCCTGATTTGCCTGATCCGTTTCATCCGTTGTTGTCGATCTATGCTGCTGCTCGGGCTTACTTGCAGCAGGAAGATCCGACAATGTCGGTGCAGTATGACCGCCAGTTCCAAATAGAACTGGATAACTTGGCTCGGCGGTTTGCTGATACACCTGCCCCTCAGCCAATGTTGTTGAACAGCCGTAAGCGTAATTTGTTTGACTCTCGTTATCCAAAAAGGTACCAGAACACTGGTGGCGTGATTTTCTAGGCGGTAACAATGTCTGACACTGGTTACAGCCTAACTACCCTAGAGAACTTTAGGGGCGGCTTGAACTACAGGACTGATGCGTTCAACCTTGATTTGAACGAGTCTCCTGATTTGATGAATGTGTCTGTAGATCCTCGTGGTGGGATCGCTTTGCGCGTTGGGGTGACGACGCATAACCAGACTGCTTTAGGCAGCAATGTCAAAGGCATGTGGTCGTTGTACAAAGACGACGGCACTAACAAGGTGCTCGTGAACTACGGCACAAGCATTGCCGCACACGATGGAACGGACTTTACAAACCTTGTTGGTCCTACAGCCCGCACGGATGGTAGCAGGGTTTACGGCGATACTATCAATAACAGAGCTTATGGGGTGTCGTTTGATCAGCCGTCTTTCTACTATGACGGTTCAACCGCTGCCGATTTGGGCACGACGCTTGACGGCACAACAGGGAACTTTCCACAAGCCAAGTATGTGACGCATTGGAACAACTTTGCTTGGGTGGGATACACGAAAGAATCAGCAACTAATTACCCGACAAGGATTAGGTATTCTCATGCGAACTTGCCTGAACAATGGGATGATCTTGACTACATAGACATTGGCAAAGGCGAGGGTGGCGACTACATCACTGGGGTGTTGGGCCACAACGACCGTTTGATGATTTTCAAAAGCAACTCAACGTATGCGTTGTTTGGTTTTGACGGTGACAGTTTCCAGCTTGTCACTATTTCTGAAACAGTCGGCATGACTGGCGAGTCGTCTGCGGTGTCTACTCCTTACGGTGTGTTCTTTTGGAATGATCGTCAAGGCGTGTATTTGTACGATGGCACAAACATGATCTGGTTGTTTGAGAAATTGCAGCCAGCGATTGATGATGGCCGCATTTCATTCAACAACAATCCACCGCAGTTGGGTTGGGCGAACAACAAACTGTATGTTTCTGTTGATTATTTTGATGGCGACGCTAATACTACGAAACGGCACATTTACGTTTACGATCCAACGATGACAGCGTGGGTGCTGTGGGATATAGACGCTGCAGCGTTGCATACACATCACGCTCCTGATGGGCAACCGATTTTGTACGGCGCTTGTGTGGATAACACTGGTCGTGTTGTTTCTATTGATACTGGTGAAACGACGGCTGATCGTTATACTTACACTGGGGGGGCGTATGTTTCTAGTAACATTGCGTCTCGTTTTCAAACTTCTTGGGTAAAGACAAGAAACCCTATCGTTCGTAAACGATGGGGGCAGATGCGTTTGGTGACTTCTGCTGAGCAATCAGGCACTTTGACTGTTGACGTGTTTCATGATTATGACACGACAGTTGCGGCTACTCGCATGTCTGGGCCTAAAGAAGAGTTGTCGTATGTAGTGCCGATTAGTGGTCGACAAAGCA